GGGCTTCTTCGGGCTCCACGCGTTGATGAACGACACGCGGGAGTTCTTGAAGCCCTGGTAGACCTCGTGCTTGATGCCGATCTCGGCGGTCAGGCCCGCGTAGGTGATCGACGTCAGCTCGTTGAGGCTCTTCAGGTCGCGGCCGATCAGCGTGGCGATGTCGCGCTTCAGGTAGGGCAGGTTCTTCTGGGTCACCCAGAAGACGTGCTCCTGGATCTGGCCGCGCGTCTTCACCATCTCCGCCCCGACCTTCACGTTCTCGGGGTCGAGGATTTCGAAGAAGAGCTTGAGGCCCTTGCTCTCGGCCTTGCTCTTGATGATCTCGTGGTCGACCAGCTTTCCGTCGCCGCGGATGTCCTGGCTCGAACACACGACCTTGTACACCGACTCGGGGATGAGGTCTCCGCCGCCACCACCAGCTTCCGCCTTGGCGGTCTTCTGGAAACTCTCCTCGAAATCGCCGAACTCGCTCTGATTCGTCATGGTCTCTCCTTGTCCACCAAAAAACCGTTCACAGCACGTCCTTGATACTACTCCGCTCTGTTCACCCTCAGCTGCAGGGCCAGCGAATTACTTGGCCGCCGCCGCCGGCGCGCCATCCCGGATGAAAGGGATTTCCTTTTCGTCCCGGACCAGATAGGCCTGCCCCGTCAGAACCTTGCCGAACTGCTCGTAGAGCCAGTCGACCTGAGGCTTGCGGAGCTCCTTGGTGCTCGTCACCTTGAACAGCGCCTGGATGAGGGCCTTCCCGTCCTTGCTGTTGAAGGCCTCGCCGTCGGGCCAGACCATCTGGCCGCAGCGCGTCATGAGCACCTTGATGTCCTCTCCCGATACCGTGGGCTGACTGGGATCGATCGCGGGACCCGCGAAGGTCCGGAGAAGATCCCCCACGGATTCCGCCGTGGACTGCTTGGGCGGCATTGCGCCGCCGGTATTCTCCTGGGGCGGGATCACCGGCGGAGGCGGTTCGGTCGGCGTCGAAGTCCGCGCTTCGGGCTGGGGCGCAGGAGCTTCGGCGACCGGGGCCTCCTTGGGGTTGGGGCGGGGCTTCGCATCTTCCCCCGAGAGCATGTTCGTCTCGATGGGCTTGAAGATGACGTCGTAGCCCCGCTTCGCCGTGATGTCGTACTCGGTGTACTTCGGGATCTCGTCGCGCCGGGATCCGTCCACGATCACCTTGTGCTTGGAGGTCTTGTTCTTCTTGTCCTCCTGGGTCACGAGGTGGAGGATGAAGTCGAAGACGTAGCCGGTGGACTTCTCGACATCGGGGAGATGCTCCCCGGTCTTCTTGCTCTTCTCCTCGCCGGTGCGGGTGTCCGTCTCGGTCGTGTACTCGTCCTTCTCGCGCATCACGAGCACGACGTGCATGTTGAGGTCGACCAGGCGGTTCAGGAAGCTTTTCCAGCGCCGCTTGATCGTGCCCCAGTCGCCCGTCGAGAGAATCTCGTTGCCGCGGCGATTCTTGACGTACTCGATCTGGACGTCGATGAGATCCTGCCAGAAGATCGTGAGCGAGTCGATCACGAGCGTCTGGAAGTCGTGGCCCGGCTTCTCGAGCGCGTCGAGCGCGGCCAGCAGCTCGGACCACCTGTTGGCGTCCCTCACCGCGAACTCGTACTTGTCGGCGTAGAGGAGCGTTCCCCTCTCGGTGTCGATCACGCACGGTTTCGGGAAGGACAGGGCGAAGCGGGTCTTTCCGCTCTTCTTGTCGCCCCAGAGGGCGACCTTCACGAAGCGTTTGACCTTTTTCGCCTTGACGAACAATTCGTTGACTGCGGATGTCACGCGATTCCTCCTAAGTTCCCCCTGACAGAAAAAACCCTCGTTCTCCTCAGGTTGACGGTCTTCCAAACTCTGACACTGCCGTAGCACCTCCTTTCGTGGGGATCATCTGATGAATTCTGCGTTGTCGGGAAGGGCCTCCCGGTATTCGTCCGGGATTGGCCCGATGCTCCAGAGGTTTTCCGTCTTCACGAGACGTCCGTCCGAGAAGAAGCGGATCGTGAAGGGGCGCCCGGCGAATCCCTGTCCGCTCTTGGAGTGGGGATACCGCTTGTCGGGAATCGGTTCCGGCCTGATATCGTAGAGGTGCCCCTTGATCCTCGCCTGAGAAGGGTCCCAGGCGTGCTGGATCGCATGCAGCCACGTCGCGTGGCCGATGCACTTCTTGCAGTAGCCGCCGTACTGCGGATTCACTTTCCCGCAGCGTGCGCAGGTCGGCGGCATCTCGAGACGGCGGCCCATTAAGCTCTCCGGATTTCCTTGGGGGCGTATTTCTGGAACGCGTCCTTGATGTAGCGCGGGATCATTGCTCCGTTCCTGGCCATGAATCCGTCGAAGCCCTGGTCGATGATGTACGTGTAGGCCCAGTCGGTCTTCGACCGGACCGAACGGCCGATGCTCTGCACGATCTTCAGCGCGGTCAGCCATGCGTACCAGCGATTGTCGAGGGCCATGCGCTCCTTGATGACCTTGTCCATCATGCTGGGCCACGGAACCTTCGCGACGATGGCGAAGCGCGCCAGGTCGTCCTTCAGGTCGTAGCCTTCATGCATCGCCGGGGCGACGATCACGCTGTCGGGATTCGTCTCGTGCGCCGAAAGCATCAGGGCCTTGTCGCCGTTGAAGGTGTCCTGGAACAGAAAGCGCGGATCCGCCACGTCGTACTTCAGGATCTTGGAGAGTTCGAACGAGTGGCAGTGGATGATGCCGCGCTGGCCCTTGTGCCGGGCCATGATCTGCTTGATCTTGTTGATGAACTTCGGCTTCGTCGGATTCGAGGGGTTCTGCTCCGGAGTGAAGTACTTGAAGCCCATGTTCCCTGCGTACTCGAGGTGGATCGGGCGATTCTCCACGGGGAAATCGCAGGGGCTCTGGACGTGCTCGATCTCGTTCATCTTGATTCCGAGATTCTCGGCCCAGACCTCGACGTTGAGGATCGTGGCCGACATGAACAGGACGCGGTCGGCGTGGCGGAAGAGGAGATCCTGCGCGAAGTCTTTCGCGTAGAGCGGCCGCGCCACGATCTTACGCCGGTCGTCGCCGTTGCGGTCCTGGTAGGCGCTGGTCTCCAGAACCCACTCGGTCTTGTTCAGGAAGGCCATGAAGTTCTGGATCTTCATGTCGAGCTCCTGGAGAGCGTCGCCTTCCTCCTTGGAGAACTCGTCGTCGGAGCCTTCGACGGCCTTGATGCTATCGGCGATCAGACGGAGAAGATCCGTTTCCGCCATCCAGTCGAGGAACTGCTGCTTACTGGTGATGGTCTTCTCGATTTTCAGGTTGATGAGCGAAAGCGTCCACTCCGTGAGCTCGACCGTCACGAACTTCATGAGTTCCGCTTCGACGTTGTGCCCTTCGTCGATGATCATCAGGGCCCGCTTGCTGAAGCGGCCGATCCGCCTCTGGAAGAGGAAGCTCGAGAAGTTGAAGAGCGTGACCCCCGAGTCCGAGCACTTCTGCAGCTGCTGCCAATAGGGGCAGCGGTGCGCGCCGGCGGGGAGTTCAAGGCTCACGGCGGCCTGAAGGATCCCCCTCGGCTCTCCGTCCTCGTCGTAGTCCGTCCAGCCCGCGGCCCCGTCGTCGACACAGGACTTCAGGATGCCCTTCTTGAACTTCCTGCAGACGCCGGTCGCCGCGTTCATCGTGACGTCGGCGTCGGGGTGGGTGCAGCCGTAGTTGGCGCGGCCCTTGAGCGCCTCGATCTGGGGTGCGGGGAAGTCGCGCTGGTACTGGTCCTGCAGCGTTTTTTGGATCGTCAGGAAGTGCGTTCCGCCATGTTCCCGGAGGCAGTCGGCGAAGGAGTAGCAGATGAAGCTCTTGCCGCCGCCAGTCGGCATCTCGAGGACCGCGAACTTCTTGCCCGCCGAGAACGCCCTTGAGATCTGGTCGATGGCCGTGATCTGCTGCGGGCGAGGCTGGAAGGCTTTAGGAAAGAAACTCAGGATGTCCTGAGACGTCCTGGTCCACGGAGCCGGAGGCTTCTCAGCAGCAATCTTGCTGCTCTTGGAATCCTG